TTGAGTGTAGTTACCCAAACGAGAAGTTGCAGTTACAGCCTCAGCGCCAGTGTCAGAACCTTCAACGTGATGGTTGTTAGCTGCTGCGCGTAATGCGTTAGTCTGCCACTCATGTAGAGTGTTGGTTGCCTTTACTTTAGCAATAGAACTAAGCAAAGGGGTTTCTTCTGGTGATACGTCATAGATTACGTTGGACAAGTCCTCACGAATACCTTTGGTATCATACGTGTCAAATGTGTTAGTTGGTTGTGCCATGATATTTACTTCCTAAATGATTTAAGTTTAACTTTCAAACAGTAATGCGGCAGCATCGTGTATGCTACCTGATTTTTTCAACTGAGACATTTGCTTGCTTCGTTTTTTAGCCATACTGTCAGGTTGCTTTTTAGCACCAGCTTTCATTAATGGACGGGCTTTTTTCAGTTTAGATTCAACTGAAGAAGTTCCTGCCATCATCTGATCATACATCATAGCCTTGTGCAAAACTTTCATGGCTCGGTGGTCAACAATACCGCCTATTTCTTCGGCACTATAACCTTCGGAAACGCCTTGTTTTACTAATCTTTCCTTCATTTTGGTTGCTTTAGTAGCGTCACCAAAATCAGGAATTGCCCTAGTAAGTTCTGTCATTTGCTCTTGCAAGTGGACTTTCCTAGCCTGTTCTTGCGCCTGCTTGCTTGCTTGATGCTGCTGGCCTAATTGCTGCTGTTGTGCTTGATATGCTGCCATTTCTTCACGATAGTTTGCATCTGCTTCGATGTAACCTAATGGGTCTGCGTTAAGCAAATCCTTCGTGGGTGGAGCTGGCTGCGTTAAAACACCTTGTGTACCTAACTGTTGCATAAACTGGTCGAGTTGCTCACGCTGTTGGTTAAGGCTGTTATATGCCTCTTCTGCTTGCTTTCGCGCCTCGGCTGCTTGCTTCATGCCTTTCTGAATATATTGCTGTCCGCTATAGTCTCGCTTTAGATCATCCAGAGTTACTTCAACATTTTCACCATCTACTTTAATGGAGAATGTATCAGGCTCAACTTGATCGGCTTCCTGTTCTGCTTCTGCTTCATATTCTTCACCATCATCTTCATCTTCTAATTCTGCGTATTCTGCATTATCGTCAGATTCCAATTCGGCTTCTTGCTCAACCTCGGTCTCTTCAACTTCTGCCACTTCGGTTTCAGTTTCGTTAACTTCGGTTGTTTCTGGCTCCATTGGAGCCAATAACGCATCTGCTGCACTTTCAATGCTTACTTGGTTAGTCGTTTCCACGGTGCTATCCTATCTTTTGCGTTTGTCTTTCATAACCTCATTCGTGATTGCACTCTTGAGTATATGTTCAAACTGGTTTAATGCCTGCGTCATTGCATAGGCATCTTCTCTAGTTTCCGTGTCGGATTTGCTAGATTTTAAGAACTTTTTTACCTGTTCCGCTCTAATTATAGCAAAAACATCAATAAAAGTGGTATCTTTTAATAAATGTTCAGCTTGTTCTTTTTTAATCATAGAATGTTGCCCATTTCATCCCTTGGTGCATTCTGCATCATTTTCACACGTTCAACATCAACTGCTGTACCATACTGCCCTAAAATCTTAGCTGCTTCCACAATTAAGTCTTGGTTCATTTGGTCGCGTTCTAGGTCATTAGATGATTGCAATTCACGATATTTAAGCTGCAACTCAGCCAATTCTTGGCCTTGCTTAGATTGCATTTGAGCCGCTTTAACCTGCATATCAGCCTGCATTTTGATCTGGTCGCCTTGCATTTTGCCCTGCATCTTCATCTGCTGGCCTTGCATACTGGCTTGCGCTTTAATCTGCTCTGCTTGGATTAATGCTTGTGCCATTGGGTCGCCCTGCTCACCTTGTGCTGCTTGTGCGGCTTGTTCTGCCATTTGAGCCATTAACTGCTGCTCAGTTGCATCATCCATAGGTGCATAATAACGATCTGCATTTTTGAACCCACTTAAAGACAAAGTATCTGCTAGGGTATTACGCATTTGTGTCATGCTAACTAAGCCGTTTTGTGGCCCGTATGTCTGCCAAATCTGCTGTTGAGTCTGGAATGTTTGCATTAATGCGGCTGCTTTTGCATCTTCTTGACCAGTGCCTAAACCCACGTTAATTTCCATATCCATACTTGTATCCCATACTGATGGGTCAACAGGTACAAACTGCCCATTGAGACGCATCATTTGCTCGTCTGGGGAGTTTTGAACTGCAACGTGTAGCATTAGCTGGAATAACCGCTTTGTCCCTTCTGCAAGGTTCCTAGCCATTACTTCAACTTGGCCTGCACCAGCTTGTGCAGTTAATGCGGCTGCGGTGGCAGAAGTATTTTGTAGCATATCAGGGTTTAATCCCATGCTCATTTTACTAATGCCTGTTTTTTCTTCCACTAGCATATCAAGATACTGCAACGCTGGAAGAGTAGAACCAGCCACAAAAGGCACAGTTAAGGGATTAACAGAGCCAATCTGCTCACTACGAATGATTGCGCCAATCTCGTTGTTAAGCACATCGTCCATTTCCACCATATCTTCATTGACTTCAAGGCGTGGCGTGTTTACCAATGCTACGTTATCCAATATGCCTCGCAATACGCTTGTAGTGGTGTCTTGATCGTTAATTACTAATTCAGCTAGTGATCTACCATAAAAAGCGTGTGGCTCTGGGTCAACGTGAAAATCAGCAAACGGGGCTTTATCCCAAGGTTCCATTTCAAGCACTTCGTAATCAGTGCCACCACAAAGGAACTTATGCAATGTAGGGATGCCGTCACCTTCTGCGTCAATGCGCATATAGGCTTCTGTGACGATTACTAGGCGCATTGATGGGTCGTTATCAACTGTTTCATCGTCTTGGATAGAATCGCCAAATCGCTGTATTTTTTCCACACTACCGATTAACGTATCTTCATCTGTACCTGATAAATTATCAACAACATCTTGGTCGATGCCCATAGCCACTAGATCGCCTGCGCGTTTCTCGCTTCGGTGGCAACAAATGTACGCATCATCAATGGATTTAGCTGAACCATCAATAAAAAATTCTTCTGGTGGTATCCCTTCCACCACCATTTCACCTTCTTCGTATTTATGAGAAATAACCATGCTATGAACATTTCGCTCTATATCTAAGCCAAATTCATCCATCTCCATTTCTATTTCTTGACGATGCTCTACAACTTCCACACCTTCTTTATTGACTAATACCTGTACCTCTTCATCGGAAAGGTTCTCGTAGGTGTATGATTTAGCGATTGTCTCGGTATTCCACCAGACTTTAACCAGACCAACCTTTTTAATCAGAGAATCATGTATTGCATTGCTCAGTACGTTATACCCACCAACTTTATTAAATACCCAGTGACAGTAAGCTGTAGCTTGCTCTGCGTTAGCCACATCTTCTGGGCCTTTTGGCGTAAATTCAACAAACTTATTGTTGCTCATAAAGATGCGCATTAGACTTGGTTTAGCACCGCGCACTACATCACGAACTTTAGTAGACACTACCCTAGAACGGCCCTCTTCATGCTCTAAATCAACATTCCCATCAAAGTAACTTTGAGCGCGTTCACGTTGGTCTGCAATATCACTATCCACATAATCAATCGCCGATTGTATAGCGGTTTTAATCGCGCTTTGAATGTCTTGTTCTGTCATTTTCGGCATTACTCAATTACTCCCGTGAACCTTGAACCTTCTTCTATGCCTTGAATTATAGGTGATTCTTGGCCCTGTGTCGCCATTGCTCCTGTTCCTGAAACAACACCTGTTACTGGTGCCGAAGTCATTGAGCCTCTAAGTGTAGGTATTAATTTCATATTGGCAAACATTTCTTGTAATGCGTTCATACCTTTTACTTCTGCTGCCATTCTTGTTGGGTTTTTTGCGCCAAATGATCTGGCTAACATTTGGAATACACCCATAGCGGCTGTTGCAGAATTTGATGTATTTTTTGATGTGCCTGCAATTAAAGCAGATGTACTTGCCAAGCTATCAATCATGCCTATTTCTTCTTTTGAGAATAGCAATTTGGTTAGCGTATTATGTTGTTCTTTCATATTACGCCATGCTTTATTAAACTGTACGCTTGCTTGTTTATCTACCTTTCCACTGGTTTGAAGCGTATCAGACAATTTTATAAATGCTTCTTGCCTAATTTTATTCCATTCAGATACAGGTAAAAGTTTTTTCATGGTCATAAGATCACGCGCAAGGTTTGGCTTGTTTGTACTGCCTGCTATACCTCTTCCAAGAATTTCATTTGCCGCTTCTAATGGTGCAACCTTTAGCACCATTATTCCATCCCGCATTTCTTCTTCTGTAAGCGTTTTTAATATTCCGTTATTATCCCAGATATTCTTAAAATCTTTAAATTTAGTTATTGCATCCAAACCTTTTGCTACACTAGCTGGAGTCCCGTATAAAAGATTCCTTTCCATTTGTTCAACTAATACATTATCAAGGCCGTTTTTTAAAGCACCTGCCGCGCCTGCTTCAACGCCACCAGCCATTTGTTGCTTAACGATTGCCTTTCTTAAATCAAACAGACTTTGTACGCTAGCACCATTGTTAATTTGCTCAACTGCTTCATCTAGCAAACTAAATGTCGCAGGCGCACCGCCTACTCCACCTCTGTAATCTTTTAATGAGTCGGATAAAACTTGATTAAATTCAGTTGCATATTCTGGATTAGTAAACGCTGTTGCTGCTTCGGCACTTTTATATGCATCTTTATAACCTTGTTCTGCTTCCTTTCGTTGGCTAGCTAAAACGTCTTGAGCAGAAGCGGCACCTTCGCGCCTTGTAATAACAAGGTCTTCACCAGCAATACCGCCTTGAATAGCTTTAACATTTTGATTTATTGCTTCTTGTTGATCAGTTAATCTAGTGCTCATTTTAGATTCAGCTTTAGGGCCGTATGTTCCGCTTGCGGCCTGATCTTCAAATAATTGCTGACTTTTAACGCCAGTGACTTGTCCAGATGTAAGATTTACTGGTGCTGGTAATGATGCTGCCGTTGCAGTTCTTGCAGATTCTAATGGGTCTAATCCAGCACGAACCATGCGATCTATATCTTGCCTTAAACTAACCATGACCTCTTCTGGATTAAATCCCATATCCAAAAGAGCCTCATTAATTTCTCCGCTTCTTGAATTAAACATTTGCGGATTCTTTAAAAACTCAGGCGCTAATTTAGCAACAATACCGCCAACGTCAAACACGCCTTTACCAAGAAAACCACCAATAGCACCGCTAGGTATTTCAGCTAGATTAAATGGTTGGTTTGCTGCTTGTGAACTAATACTTTCTAATAATCCACCCTCTACCATGCCTACTGTCGCTGCGCCTTTATAACCTGTTGTGGGCAATCCAAGAGCAGCCGCACCTTTACTTGCAGGCAAAGATAACAATCCACCAGTAGCAACTTGGGCCACTGTAGGGGCATCCATGCCTTTAGGGTTAGGGTAAAACTTTTTGTATGATGTTATTTCGCCAGCTTCATTTCTTATAGGCATACCAGTAACTAAATTACCAAATTTATCCAACTGAAACTTAGCGTCTGGCTCAACTTCCAATATGCTGGCTTTTAATCGGTTGTCATCAAATGAAGAAACAATGGCAGTGTGAAGTCTGTTTGCTTTATCTGTTAAAGATTTACCAACGCCTAATTCTTCTGTGCCAATATCGTCACCATAAGTGGGTATTGATGGGTCTTTATCTGCACCACTCATCCATGCTTTAACATCTCCAAAAACACTGCGTTCTTCTTGCACTTGAGCAGCAGAAGCATTTTCAGAAGACTTTAATGTTTCTTTTGCTGCCCTTTCTGCAAGCAACTGATCTAATTCTGCTTGTTCGTCTTTTGTTAAAGCCATTATTTAACCGCCTTCTGCTGGTGTTGTTTTTTTCTTTTCCAACTCCAAAATTCTTTTATCAATGGCTGCTTGAGCAGCGTCAATTTCGCCTACTTCGCCTCCACTAGAATCATCATTTGCATCACCACCAGTAAGAGCACTTAACTGAGATTTCATTTCGTCAGTAAGTGGGTTTGTTTGCATTAATTCATTAATCTTTTTAGTAGCAGAAAGCCTATCCATAGTGCCTGATATTGCTTGAGATGATATGTCAGCAATTTGCAAAGCTATTCTTGAGTTTTCAGTAAGTGCCAATTGAACTATTCTTCTGGCGGCAGGGCTTGCCGATATAGAGCCAGCAGTCGCCAATAAGTTATCAAAATCTTTGTCTGTCATTGGACCAGTGCCTTTACCTTTGAGGGAAAGGGCAGTGGAAGTAAGCATGGCGTTATAGGCATCTATAGGCCCACTCATGCCTTCAATAATATACTTTCTCATAGCTACTGGGACTATTCCAGAATCCATAGCATTACCAAGTTCACCAAGTATTGATGTATTCATTATGGTCTTTCTAGCTTCTGTGCCTTTTTCCATGTAACCTCTAAAAATAGCAACTTGAGCAGGCCCGACAGCTTTTTGCCAAGAAGTTTCACCCACACCTTCTGGCTGTGCAACTCCTGCTCTCGTTTGTTCAAGTTCATATTCTTCAAAACTTTTTGGCACAGTACCTTCTGGTAATTGATTCACATAATATTCATACGCTTGAATTGCAGCAGATGGGTCTTTTTTCTTTGGTAGTTGACCTAATGCTTGAGCAGCAGTTAAACCGCCATTTTCCATAGCTAGTGCAAGGTCTTCTCGACCATTTTGTCTAAGATATGCCGCAGTAGCATTTCGTTGTTTACCAGCCAATAAATTTTCTTGAGTTTTTGTACGCCTAGCTGCTAAAGCCGCCTGCTGATCACCAATGCCAGCCATAATACTAGCTGTGTTTGGGTTGCCACTCATGCCTGCAAAGCCTTGAGCCAAACCTAGTGCCAAGCCTCGCTTATCATCGTCTGACATTGAAGATAGCTTGTTTCCGATGTTATCTAATAAACCCATTATAATTCCTTACTTTATGCCAGCGTAAGTTGTTCCAGCCAACGTCAAATAGTCAAACAAGCCGGGCGAATAGCCTTGAGTTGTTTCTTGTGAGGCTGGTGCGCCACCGACTGCCTGTAACAAATACTGCAAAGATTGTGCTGGTGCGCCTGTGTAGCCTGCGTACTGTTGCTTGCCTGCGTTAATAAGGTTCTGCTGTAGTGCCTGTTGTAACGCACCCTGCTGGTCCATGCGGCTCTGTATAGTCTGACCCATACCAAAGCCTAAGTTAGACAAGCTACCTAACTGTTGACCTGCTGCCATGCGCTGTTGTTCGCCTGACAAGCCTGCTGCTTGATTCTGCATCTGAGCCTGACGTTCCATTGCTTGAGCATTCTGATAGCCTGTCTGACGCAATCCTGATGCTGTCCTA